ATAGATAAACCCCTCAAAAATGGCTAAAATCCTTTATTCTGCTATTGTTTTTATGGCCGATAATACACCAGCTAGAAAATATCGTAATATCTCAAATATTAATAGCTTTATCAATTTCGCTAAATCCATAGATGCCGATTATATTAACCTATACGAAAAAGCTAGTAGAAAGTTCCAGGAACGTATATACATAAAAAAAGGGACGTAGAAACGTCCCTTGACCTTTACTCTAAACTATGCAATAAAACCACCTTATGATAAAAATAGTTGCTTTTCAGCTTTTCTACGCCCTTCTAACCCCTTGTTTACTTTACCCCCAGCATTTACCCACCTATCAAATTGCTGCGCTACAACGTCCTTATTTGTGCCATTATTAAGCAATTTGAGTAATGTACTACCAGCAAAAGCATTTTCCCCTACATTATATGTAAAACTAGCTAAAGCAAGTAATTGATTATCGGTTACTGGAACTCTAATATTTTGCATAACAAAATCATATTTGTCCTGTGCTTCTGCGAGTAACCAACGCTTTGCCGTTGCTTTGTCAATAATATCAGTTTTAACTACTGGACGCTTTGCGTCCCAATTATACCCACTTCCATATCCTACGCTATATTGCATATAGTCCCATACTGGAACTGCAATAAATCCCTCAAATTTTGATATGACATTAAATAGCTTATCACTAATTGCTCCAAAAGGCGTATTATTTAAAGCCGTAGCTATTTTTTTTCGTAGCATCATTAATACTATTGTAGTTATAACTATACCAGCTAATATTTTCTTATTCCTGGTCATAGTATTTTAATTATCTTTTTTGCTATCTGCTGCTGCATTACCTAGTAAAAATGTAGATAAACCAGCTATTGCTTGTGCAATAACTTGTATTTTACCAGTACCAGCTGTTGCGAAATAACCGCTAATTGCAGCTAATAAACCAAATATTGTTGTTTTACGATTTTTCATTCTTATTTTTTTTTGATTGATAAATATTGATAATAGTATAAATTGAACTTGCACCAGATAGTAAACCTAAAAATAAAGACGCATAAGCGTTTATTTGGTTAATACTTAATAGATAAGTACCTACACTAGCTATACTTCCACCTATACTATTATCATTGTGGCTCATACTAAACGATTTCAGCATCTACTGACGCTGGTTTTTGAATTTCTTTTACAATAGTTTCAAATGCTTGTGCTACTGCCACAGCAGTATCTACATTTTGAAATAGACCGCCCTTAATAGCCTGGTCAATTACTTGTTTAATTAATTCTAGTGCTTTTTGCTTTTCCATAGTTTATTTTAAAGGTTAAAAAAAAAGTAAAGTTATACAAGTGTAACGCCTAGTTCCGTAGCCGTCCATTGGTAAATATATTCATTTCCGTCAGTACTGGTATTATATGCTTCATAATCAAATCCACTTAAAGATAGATTACCAGCTTGTAACTGCTCATTAGTTTCGCTTAATAGTTGATAATAAATAGTAACGCTTGTACTAAAGTTATCACTACCTACGCAATTTAATATTGTTGCCGTTCCTAAATTTAGTGGAAATACCACTGGTTGAATATTTTTCATATTATTTTATATTTATCTAGCTAAAACTTTAAAATTTGCACTTACATAAGATACACCAGCACCACCAAAAGTTAATGTAGGAGAACCTAAACTACCACCAAAAGTTAGCGTTATACCATTTGCATAACCAGTTGTATTTATTACCGTATATGTCCAAGTATTACCACCACCATTAAATACACAATTTATTATAGAAGTTGCTATACCAGAGTTTGAACCAGTTGATGTTAATGCTGTTATTTGTAAACTAACCCAATTTGCCCATAAAAAATTTGGTAAAATTGTAGATAAATTAATTGTTGTTAAATCACAATTTGGATAATTTATTTCTCCACTTTCTACTTGTATGCTTCCATAATATGGATTAATATAAGAACTATTATTTATTGCACCAGTAATTTTAGCACTACCATTTACTTGTAATTTATTAATAGTGTCGTCAGTAGTAGAACCCAAAGCTACGTTACCATTATTAAATATATATACTGCATCATTACTTGATGAAGTACCTAAACTTAATGGAGTATTACCACCAGACCTAATTCTAGCATTTGTTATATTAGTGCCGTCCGAAATAAACCCAAATAATAATTGTTTTGTTGCACCTTGTATAAATAATGAATTTATTGTAGTAGTAGTAGCAGTATTATCTACAATATGTAATTTACTACTTGGCGAAGCTTGATTAATACCAACATTTCCAGTTTGTCCTATTAATGTATTAGTGCCATCATATTGAAATTTAATATTACCAGCGCCGTCCGATAAAACTATATTACTAGCTAGTGTAGTAGTACCACCATATCCACCTATTATAGTATTATTACTTCCAGTAGTTATTGCACTACCAGAAGCATATCCAATAGCTGAATTATTAGTACCAGTAGTAACAGCATTTAAAGATGAATGACCAATACCAACATTATAAGAACCTAAATTATTTCCTAATGTTCCTACACCTAATGCAACATTATAACTACCAGTAAGATTAGCGGCTAATGAACTTTGACCAATAGCAGTATTATTAATACCAGTAGTATTTAATGTTAATGTACCACTACCAATAGCAGTATTATTAGCACCAGTAGTATTATTAGTTAATGATTGAAATCCAAGTGCCGCATTTCCGCCACCAGTTGTATTTGCAGTTAATGAACTTTGACCAATACCAACATTATTAGCACCAGTAGTATTAGCAGCTAAACTAACATATCCAACAGCAACATTATTAGCACCAGTTGTATTTGCAGCTAATGAACTACCACCAACGGCAGTATTAAAATTAGCTGTTGTATTTGAATTTAATGCAGAAACACCAATAGCAGTATTACCGCCACCAGTGGTATTTCCACTTAATGCAGTTGTACCGATTGCAGTATTAGTATTTCCAGTTGTATTTAATAACATTGCATCAGTTCCTATTGCTACATTTTGCGCGCCAGTAGTATTTGCTGTTAATGCCCTACTTCCTATTCCTACATTTGAAAATCCAGTTGTATTTGCAGTTAATGAACTTTGACCAATAGAAACATTATTAGCACCAGTAGTATTATTTTGCATTGATGCAAATCCAATAGAAGTATTACCAGCAGCAGTTGTATTTAATGATAATGCGCTTGTACCTATTGCAGTATTTTGCGTACCAGTACTATTATTTTGTAATGCAGAACTACCAATAGCTGTATTACTTGTTCCAGTTGTATTATTTTGTAAAGAACCAGAACCAATAGCAGTTTGACTAGCACCAGTAGTATTTAAATATAAAGATTGATAACCTATTGCAGTATTAAAACTTGCTGTTGTATTACCATTTAATGCTGAACTACCAATGGCAGTATTACTAGCACCAGTAGTATTTGCAGATAATGAAGCGTTACCAACAGCAGTATTATTACTAGCTGTTGTATTTAAAGCCAATGCGCCTTGACCTAATGCTGTATTATTAGCACCAGTTGTATTATTATACAACGATTGCATACCTAACGCTGTATTATAATTACCAGTAGTATTAGCTGCTAATGAAAAACTACCAATAGCTGTGTTACTAAAACCAGTTGTATTTACTGGTAATGTTTGATTACCAACAGCAGTGTTATTACTACCAGTAGTATTATTTGTTAATGATGCAACGCCTAAAGTAGTATTTGTTGCTACTGATGAATTACCTAATCCAATCCTTAATGATTCTACTAATACTGGTAACGTAGTTGTATTTCCGTTTGTGGTTACTTGTTGTAAAGTTCCAGTAGTACCAGCACCAGCGTCCGCTATTAGCGTCCAGCTAGTTCCAGTATCTTCATATATTGCGCCAGTATCAGTACTTATAAATACTCTACCAGCATAACCAAAGGCAGGTCTATTAGCGAATATATCGCTAAAAAACGCTGGTGTACCCTTTTGATTAATAATTTGATTATAAATAGGCATTATAAGTAATTTTTCTTAATAGTAAGTAATTGATTAGTTCCAGCACCAGTAAATGTTGCTAAAAATTGTTTGTGCATAATTTCCCCAGCATTTCCGTCAACGGAAAAACTTTGTCCTTGTTGTAAAGGTATTTGCTCAATAGTAACTAGATTAGTTCCTAAATTAAAAAAAGTTATTGTATTACAGCTAGTGGTAATAAAACCATTAGCATCATAAGTAATAAAATTTACGTCATATTCTATAAATCCAGCTTTGATATTAAAACTACTCATTGTATTATTTATTAAAGGTTAAAAAAGTTAGCAAGTACTAGGAACTTTATTTTTATTACCAGACATACTAGCATAATATGTTTGATATGTATCTGCATCATAACTTAATTCTGCCGTAGGTATTTTATCCACCAAAAATTGATTTGGTATGTTTGTTACACTAATAACGTCAGCTATTGGACGTGCAATGTCATTTAATACTGGACTTGTATATCCTGGCGTTTTAATAACATTATTATTAGATTTTTTAGCATACATTTTGTAAAAAAAGTAATACGCTAATCCAACACCAACCAATAACATTAAATTTTTATTTTTCATAGTTCTTTTTTTTAATCTTGATAATCTGGTACATTATAATCGTCTGGTAAATACTCGCCTGGATCTAACGGCCCAACCTCTACGCTGCCTTTTCTTTTTTTTGGTATTGCAAAAGCATATAAACCAAATAATATTAATAAAAGTAGTATAGATTGCTTTTTGTTCACTTATTTACATTTTTATATATTGCTGGAAATACAAACGCCACAACTACCGCTCCCACTATCCAAGGCAAATATTTTTGTAAGTAATAATTTACTGCTCCTTTTTGTTCTATTTGTTTTGCAACATTTTCATCTTTAATCTTCGCTATAATATCATTCAGCCCTGGTAAACTTAAATTAGTATCGTGTTTTACATAATAAGGAACGCCGTAGGCATTATAAAATTGCCAATAGATTTCCCCATTGCTTGTAACATAAGAATATACAACGCCAATTAAACCGCCGTCATT